GGAACGAGCCTTCCGCCAACAGGTGCGGCTGCAGGCACCTTGGTTGTTGAAGATTCTATTCAAATGTTCAACTCTGGTGCACAAGACAACAACGGTAGATTCCAAATTTATGTGGGTGAGCAGGAGTCCATTACTGCAACAACAGGCACAATTCGGTTTACATTTTCAACGAACCCAACAACCAAAAGAACTTCCGCACTGTTAAAAATTACAGTGTCTTGGCAGCTCAACAACAACAACATCTTGAACCAGGCGGCCATCGAATTTATGGCACAAATCAATAACAACACTAGCGGGGTCGTGGCTATCAGTGACATCCAGCCTATTTTTGAATGGAGGACAACCGTTGCATCTGATGTCACATTTACAAATTTAAACGGTGGCCAATGTCGCTTTGACGTTCAAACTGTTGTAAATGCTACTCCAAACGCCACTTACAAGGTAGAGGTACTTTGTAGAGATGGTACAATAGATCTATCATCAGTAAGCAAAACCTAACTAATACTAAAATGACTACTTCTTTTGACTGGACAATTTCAAGCCTTCAAAGTTACATCTCGAACGGAATAGTTTACACTGTTTACTGGAAGGTTGACGCGGAAAAATCAGACGTAAAAGCGAGTAATCGCAACTTTCTCCATCTACCAGAGCCAGAAGGGAACGTAATCCCTTACGAGGATTTAACCCCAGACATAATTTTTTCCTGGTTTGATGACTACGGTTTTCTAGACAGGCAAAGCATTGAGTCTGAATTGGAAGCCACTATCGATGAGCAGCTTGCATCACCGCTAACCTATAGAACACTGCCTTGGAAGATCGACGATGGAACAGAAGAATTATTAAGTCAGTAATTTATTTGCTATAATCTAATTGAATATTCTTTTCTCATGGCCATCACTTACACTTGGAACATTAATACACTTGAACGTGAAACAGCCACTGGTAAAGTGAAAGCTGTCCAATATTCCGTGTCTGCAACAGATGGTGTTTATGTCTCTGATGCAAGCGGTACTACAGCACTAACGGGTGAAGTTACAATTCCTTACTTCGAACTGACCCCAGAAATCTGCACTCTTTGGGTACAAAATTCATTAGCTGAACAGCTTCCCGCAGAAGATGAAATGGGCGCTTCGATCACACTTGAGGAACGTCGCCTTAATGTAGTTAATCAAGTTGAAACAAGATTAGCTGCCCAAGTTAACGAACAATCAGCGCCCACTCACGCTCTTGGAACTCCTTGGTAATGACAATAAATCTCAACAACGCAGCTAAGTATTACAAAGAAATGCCGCATCAAATTGCGGCTTTTAACTTCTTGGAATCTAAAATTCCAGAAGACGTACTTGATGAATTCGCAGAACTCTATAGGGCTGGCCCTGCTGATCCGGTTAATAGCATCATTACACCAGAGATCATGCAGAAACTTACTGGTTATCCCGCCAGTAGTTTTGATGCAACCTTCTGCGGTGACTTCAATAAGCTATTGATGGCTACTGGTTTCGATAAATTCGACTTCGCTATTGCCATGCTTACTGCCAACCTGATGCATGAGACCAACAATTTCATCTGGCTTAAAGAGCTGGCTGATGGTTGGGCTTATGAAGGACGCAAGGATCTTGGTAATACCGAGCCCGGTGATGGTCCTAAGTTTAAAGGTGCCGGTGTTCTGCAATTAACAGGACGCTATAACTATGAACGTTGTGCTGAGAAATTGCACGACCCTAAAATTGTAGAGCGCGGCTGCGATTATGTAGCTGATCAATATCCTTTCCGTTCTGCCATTGGCTGGATCGAAGACAACAAACTATTAGATGTTTGTATCCATCAAGGATTTGATCATTGCTGTTATCGCATTAACGGCGGTTGGAATGGGTATGATGATCGACTTGCCAAGTATCAGATCTGTAAAAAAATCTTTGGCATTCTCTAATATTATTATTTATTTCTTAACTAGCTGGGCAATTGCCTCTGTTATCTTAATCATCATCAGTAAAACAAGATGAAAAAAGATAAATTATTGCGTGTTAATGTTTGTTGGGAAATTAATAAAGAGCGTAGGTGTGAAACCCTATCAAAGGATCAAGCCTACGCTCTACGTAAAAGCATTCAAAAAGAAAATGGAATAATCTTTTGGTTTCAGCCACTAGATGATTGATGCCAGGGCGCACGAATATGCAAATCTCCCAGCTCTATGGGAGGAGGTACAGAAGGAGGTTGACTTTCATGCCACTCTTCTTCTGCGTTATCTAGTTTACTAGACAAAGTTGCATAAAACTTTTGACGACTTACCTCGCGGTTAACGTCGTCAAGAAATGACCTATTGCTGATAGTGAAGATTACTTTACTATCCGGTGGCATCAGCCCTTTTTTACAGGCTTAAGCGAGTTGATAGCCTTAATAACTAACTGCACGATGCTATTGTCTTTCAAGGGAGAAATGCCAATGATTTCAGACAAGGCTGCAATCAAGATCCAAAAGTAAGGACTGGTGAGAATGTCTTCCATGTTAATAATGTTTAACATCTTTAATTATAATTGCTTCTATTTTTTATATATAAAGAAAATATTAAGATCTTCTAAATATTCCCAATTTAATTTTTCCCTGCCTATGAGCCACTTTTTAAAAACCCTCAGCTGTTTTTTAGGTATTGATGATTCGCATTTAAAAATTATGGAATCTCCTTTTTGTATATGCAAAAAGCATTTCCTAGTAATGCGTGCAGCTTCTATTAAAGACTTGGCTCCAACATTACCAGTTAGCTTAGATTTAATTTTATTTACACGTTTGTTTTTCCTGCAACTATTCCAATCATTTATTTGCCTGTTGGAACGACTGATTGCGATGGCAAAATTCCATATGCATTTATTGTTTTTGACATTAACGGGCGTCAAAAAAGCTTTAAGAAGCTGACCATTATCAAAACGTTTAATAAAAGTAAGCTTCTTTCTTCTTCTTCTTCTTTCACAGGTCGAAGGCTTCGTCATCATTTTCAGGAACAAAAACCTTATAGCCCCGATTAGTTACCTTCTGGTAAACACTTTCAATAAACTCATGATCATCTGCTCTTTGCTTTTCAGTATTGGTTTCCCAGAAATATTCTTCAGACTCCCCTAGTCTTCCAAACTTTTCATTGGGATACTCGACATTAAAGTATCGCGTGGAGACAAGAAAATCTGGGGTTTTGAGTTCTTCGGGTGACAGAGAAGGATCAATAAGACGGCATCTGTTGTTGGGATAGGCTGCAAGCTGACCATTTTGCAATGCGATGACATTGAAGGATTTGTGTTCGTCTGGGGTTTCCGCGAAACTGATGTCTGTGCGGCTGCGATCACCGTTAAAGCTGTCGATAGTAAACAAGTAATCACCACAAAGAGTGCCAAAGGTCTTAGTACGTATTTCCCACCGCATTGTATAAGTAAGATTTTTTTCAAGTGTGACAATATCATGGCTAAAACAATTCCAAAATTGCAGGTTTTCAAGATCAAGATCAAGATCTGGAGCAACAGGACATTCAGGAGAATCTGAATCCCAGTTTAGAAAAGCAGAGATCGGTAGCTTGTCATAGAGCGCACCATATTCCGGTAAGTAGGTTTCAAAGTAAAACGGCCTCCCTGGTAAGGACTTAAGAGAGACCCAATAACCAAGCACGTACTCACCAAACCCATCACGTAAATCCCTAAGATACTCTTTGCGTACCCAGACTTTCTGGGGCGGGATGTTAATGATGAGTGTTGACACATTTATGTATCGTATTCTCTACACTCTAGCTGCCAAGGCTCGTGTCTGCAATAATCTTGGAAAGCTTTTGTTGGATTTAATTCTTTTTCTTTAGACTTTCCCGTCCAATAAGAAGCTATAATATTACGTTCTTTCTCTGAAACAATAGCTTGTTTAGTCATTTTAAAGTTTACTCACAATTTATTATAGTGGATTTTTAAATCTAAACTTTATTTAACAAAGGATAAAATATTAAAGGAAGCTGAGAGTTTGGCTTGTTATCACGTCTCCATGCGGATTGCCATTGTGATAAAGAGTGATCATGAAATGTATTAAAGAATCCAGGATTTGTGTCTCCTAACAAATCACAATCTTCTTCAAGTCCTAAATTAACAATTGATTCATCTTCACAATTTATATTAACAACATCTTCCTCTGTCTCAATCACAACACCTACTTCATAAGGACGTGGTTCATTCCTCGTCATAGAAATACAAACTAAGTATTTACCAACCGGTAGTGGGTAGAACATTTCATCTCCCTTATCTATTCTATTAGATTCAAAAGTATTATAAAGATCTGATCCCTCAGCAGCAACAGTATCCTGAAAAGGATAATAATAAAAAATTTCTTCAGCTAAGGCTTTTTCCCAATCTTCGTAAGACATACGAGTTTCTCGAGGAAGCGAAATGGTAACTGATTCCGGATTAATATTAAAATTTCTTGTGACAATTTTTGTACTTATTCTTTCTTTTTGGAATATAATTCTACCTACTTTTTGTTGCTGATTTGTATCGTATACAGATATATTTAAATCTCTTGGTTTGAACGGACCTTTTGTAAGAATAATCCACGCTGGAGCAGCAAGCGTTATTTGAAACCAGTTATTATATGTTCCGCCTCCCATGCCACCGTTTGAATTTCTAAGCGTATCTGAAAAACCTACCGGCTTATATACAGGCCCTAGATCACCTGTCAACACGCGTAAAGTAAGCTGATCAAAAGTACCCAAAGGAAAAGGATTGTTAGCGTTCCTACCTCGTTGAGGAGTGCTTGGTGTTCTACCGCGTGACACAATAATTAAATAGTACTCATTTAAGTTTAATCTAATATGTCTTCTGTACGGTCTTCAACAAGTGATGGGTGCTTGATGTAATTTTTGAATTGAGTCAAACGATAAGCTTCCAGCTTTTTCTGTTTTTTCAAAACGCCATAGTGTTTAATCTTGGCAAAATCTAAATCAAAGATTAAAGGGTGTATTGATTTTGGGGACACATTAAGATTTAAAACACATTCCCAATGCAAAGGATTTACACAATTATCTATTGTGCAGATATTTTTTTTTCTTTGTATACGTAAAGAACCAATGTCTCCCCACGCTGCTGTATACATTATCTTTGCAACCATTAAGTTTTCTGAAAAAGCTTTTGACGATTCCGATCTGTATGAAGGAAAAGTCATTCTTTTGGTTTTAATATCACAGGGCCAGCACTCTTCAATTCCTTTTAGCTCTACATGTTTTAAAAATTCTAAGAAGCGTACTTTATATTCGCTTTCTATATAGTTGACATCAAACCCGCAAGAGTTTATTGAAATCTTATGGGCACAGTGATAGCACCATTTGTCCTTAATAGAACGTATGTCATGTCCATGGATGCATTGCATACCTCGATAAAGACCTAAATTTTCCAGGCTTTTTTTATCAAGACTGTCTACATCTTTGTGGAAGGGAAGGACGATTGGTTGTTTTTTTTCAGGCATTTTTATTTTGCTTTACGGTACGATAACGAAGTGAACTTCTGCGTGCAAAATCGTTAAGTTTCATTCCTTCCCAAACTTTTAATTCTTTTCTGTTATCTTTATCTTTATTACTGTCTAAATGAATGATATCTTTGCCGCAAGGATCTTCTCCCGTTCTTAGAAAGTATACGATGCGATGGGCATGATACTGCTCACCAAACAAACGCACAACATAGTACTCACCTGTCGCGTTCCACTTGCCACACATCTCTCCTTTTGTGCGCCAGCCATCCTCGTAAACCCACTCTAGTCCGCTTGGATATTTTTCAGAAAGTTTCAAGTATTCCTGGGCCTGTTCGAGCGAGTTAAATGGAAGTGCTTTGTAGCGACGGCGAGTCAATGAAGACATCACAAAAACCGATTACACCTTTATTTTAACTAAGATAAAAGAAAACGTACACTAAGAATATTAAAAAAACCCCCTTATTCAGGGGGCTGCCTCTTGCCCTTTGAGCTTAGGCGGCTTGCTCTGTGTCCACCTTCTCTTCCAGCACCTCATCGAATACCTCTTCGAAGTTCGCGGCAATTGTATCCCATTGGTACATAGGATCTAGAGCTCGTTCCTTACATGCCATTCCAATTGCCTTTAATTTTTCTCGATCATGATACAGGTCATTAAGAATCTCAGCAAGATGATCAGCGGAAGGGACTGGCATTCTTCGATTAAAGTTCATGTCTACATCAACGAATGCAGTATCAATAAGAAGTCCAGCGCCATGGAAAATTTCTTTTAAAGAAGTGTGATCTGGTACAACTTGCGCCACACCACAGGCAGCATGTTCATGGTTGACAAGACCATGCCCCTCGCCTTTACAGGTATTTACACCCACGTCTACTGCGTTATAAATAACATTTAAAAGTCTTACTGGAACATTAGGAGGGTGCGGACTATTTGATGTCATGATGATGCGCCCATTTGCATCAATGCCACGCTTATTCATTTCTTGTGCAAATAATGACATGATGTCCCAGCCTTGATCTTTGAGCCCCATGTGCATATAAAGCATTGCATCAGGCTTGTCTTCCGCAAATTTAGCGAAGGCTTCAATGGTCACGTCTTGACGCTTACGTGCTTGGTTTCTATTTCCATTAAACACGATAAAGCTTTCTTCTTTGAGACCAAGCTCTCTACGACATTCAGCTTTATCTAAAGTTGTGAACTGAGAAGTTGTCACGCCATGCGGAATAACTACAATTTCTTTAGGGTATCCCGCATTCATAAATTCGCGAGCGCCAAACTCGGTGTAGATAATAAGCTTATCCCAAGCAGGACTCTTATCAAGTAAGCCGCCTGCCCACTGATAAGAATCCATGGGACAGTAAGCGACAAACTTGAAGTCCCCTTTCTTATGTAGATTTTCAATCTGTGAATAGATTTGGTTAACAATCCAAACATCATTGTTTACAAAGACAATGTCAGGCTTTTCACGTTCCACAACTTCGCGGATACGCTGCACACCGAATGGTTCTGTTTGATGTCGATTGGAAGATGGATACATCCTGAATCTGTTTTGCAAGTCAGGTGCGGGATCACCCCACCAATTGTTTCCGAGAACAATGATTTCATATTTATCATCGAGTCGGGTAATTAAATTTTCTGTTACGCGAGCGAAGCCGGTCATGGCAACAACGTCACCACTCCATAAAATCTTTTTCTTAGTCATAAAAAACTGCTACTTCCTGAGTAAGTGTAACTTATTTTTCATAGATATTCTTATAGTTCTCTTTGTCATTTACGTATTCAAGAACAGACGGCCACTCATTCTGCTTCACAACAGAGCTCTCATTTCTAATGCGAAGTCCCCTCAAACCATTTGCACGTTTATATTTTTCTTTAGTAACAGCCAAATTATTTGTGCGACAGTATTCGATTAAATTTGAAATAAAATTTCCTCGCGTAGAAGACTTCTGTCCGATATTGGAACAATGCTCTAAGTAACTTGGATAAAGCTCAGTGTTAAAGTTTGCATACTTATGATTGCCCTCTTGGTTGAAAGGCTTCTCTCTGCTCACACCAATTGCAGTCCAATAATCAGGATCATAGATTACGTATTCTCCTAACCAATCATGGAGTGTTGAAACGCGACGATCGCGCTCACTCTCTTCCTTGTGGTAACCCTCAACACAAGACGAAGTGGCCATTAAATATTCTTTCATCGTCTCTTCCGACATTGAAAGTAACCAGTTGATCAAGCCCGGTAGTTCCTTAGAAAAGTCTCCACCTGGTTCTCCAGTCTTGCTAAATGAAATGAGATTTCGCTGTTCGGACGGTTTACCTTTAAACACACGGTTAAAATATAAAGTAATGCGTCTTCTCTGAAGCCCAGTGCTTTTATCAGTGGATTGAATTTCTGCATTAGCTGTAATAATAATCATTCCTTTGTATTGAAACGAAGTAACATTTGCTTTATTCTTGACTTCATTGCGGACCATATCTCCCCCACTTAAGTTTTTCAGAACGCCAACACTTCCCCCATACTTATCTTGGTCTGGCAAGACAATTAACTTCTTTCCTGCAAAGTTAGTCAGCTCAAACTTATTGCTTTCCATTTCCTTGAAGCTAGTTGTAGCAATGTTGTCGCGCCCAACAAGAGCAACACACAAGTTTGCGAAGGTCGACTTGCCAGTCTTTCCGTAACCTACGATCTCGAGGAAGCGCTGGACCTCATGATGCTGCAAGAGTACAGCCCTCAGGAACGCACGTAAGAGTTGGACACGGTCTTCACGATCATCTTGAGTCCAGTGCAGCCATTCAATGATGTTGCTAGGCACTTGCGTTTCGTCGTAGGCATATGGCTGACGATTAATCAGAAAAAGATCGTGTACAAACTTAACGTTTTTGTCAAAAGGAATAAGTTTTTTACTAGGCACATGGAGTATTCCATTTGTAAATAAAAGATATTCTCGATCTTCATACCAATTATTAAAGTTAAATTTATTACTTAAAAGATTTTTAATGTCATTAATTAATTTGTTATCATACCCATTGATAAGACCAGACTCAGTTAAGATATCCAAACGTTCCATTAAGTCTGCACCCATTTTATTATCAGAGAGAAGCAACCATTGCCCAGTGCTTGCATCGAATAAACGAAACTGCCTAAGCGTTTCGCAGTATCTCAAGTTGTCATCGTATGCTTGTACGAGTAAATGAAAAATTTGACTTTGATTCAATGAGCCTTTTTGCTTCCTTGTTTGTTTCAATTGGCTGCCTCCTCCATCAAAGCCCACAAGTTGTTGTTTATCTTCCTGTAGAAAAGCAATCATTTCCTGCTCAAGCAGTTCAATCGGATCTTGTTTCTCCTCGTGCTCAAAGTTTTTTAAGAATTGTTCCGCAGCAGCAACCTCTGTGTCTGAAACAGAGTGCGCTTTAAAGTCTTGGCTGATACTGAAGCCATACTTTTTAGCCTCCTCAATAAGGGATCCAATCCCCGCACCTCCTTCCCGGTCGAATGTTTTCCATTTGGACGCACATATTCCAGGCTTATACTTTTTAGATTGCTGACTCCATTCATCCCAAATTTCTAAGCAGCTGTCATCAATAGAATGCAGAGCTTGACCGGCAGCAATCCAGCTGTCATAGGTGTCGCAATGCTCAATCGGTAAACTAAAGATTGCATTTCTAGCAATACGAATATCTCTTTCAACTGTAATTTCACTATTAATTGCAAAATTAATTCCTACATAACGCTGCCTCTCGATTGAAGGAGTCCCTTTCTTTTTATTTTGCGCATGAACATTTGCGATGACCCACTCTGGAACAAAGGGAAGATCTTTACAATGCTCAAACCCTTGCCCTGGCATTGTGTAAAACCCTTTTGTATCAGGGTGTTTACCCATGAGTACACCCTGGCGCTTTGTCCAGAGAACTTCTAGTTGCTCATTTGTTTCTCCAAGCCAGCGATACTTTGACCTCGCGAATACATCAAAGTCATTCTTTGATACTTTATAAAGCTTTCGTAAACGTCCTTCCTTTCCACTTGCAATTGCTAGTGTAGGCGGTAGAGCTTTGTCAAATGGTTCTGTCGATAGCTTTTCGACAATGTCGAAAGCACTTTTACCATCAACATCAACCCATAACAAACCGTAGGGCTCGTTGCCTACCGGCCCAGAAAGTAATCCAACTGCTTTTGCTTTGTTCGAATAAACTTCCTCTGCAATTTCAGAAACTGACAGTGGATTTTTTTGCCACCCTAAAATGTAGGGGGCTTTATCTTGTCCAAGTGGAGTGAGGGGCCATGAACTAGGAATCAGATCGAGGCGAATTTCACCTGGCTTGAGTTGAAAGTCAATAGACATATTAGTTCCTTGCGTCTAGTAATTGTACGGTGATATTTTTGTCAGGACATATATTCGATTTCAACAAATTGAAAGCATGTAACTGCATCGCAAAAGGCACAATCAGAACGTCACCATCTACAGCGTTAGCGATGATGGATTTTATGGCACGAGAAAACTCCGCCGGTTGAACGACGTATTTCATTGATTGAATTTGCAGCTGTTTTTATTTTAGATCCGGTAATTCAATAATCAATTATAAGTAAATTGAATAGAAGACAATTAAGACAATAATAAACAAGATAAGAAAAGGCAGTGGCTGCAAGGGGATTTGTGCGGTGCCCTTTAAAGTAACCAGTACTACTCAGGGCATCAACGCCCTCGCATTAAATTTAATTATTGCTCCGCCTTTTTGTAAGCCTCTTCTTAACGTTAAGATAAGTGTCAAGTATTTTTAAATATAGATAAGTAAAAAAACTTACGATAATTAAGCGAGCGCACTCAAGCATGTCAACTTGATTGAAAATAATCTATACAAGATTTTAACAAAGTTACATCATCTTTCAAGTAACCTAGGGCTAAGTTACAGCTCGTGCATAGCAAGCCTCTTACCTTTTTAGTCCTATGGCAATGGTCAACGGAAAAATGTTTTTTCTTATGTCCGGGATCAGTACAACCGCAAATCTTGCACCGATAGTTTTGGTTGATAAGCATTTGTTCATACTGTTCAACGCTTATCCCGTATCTTTTTTTTAAATTTTTAGCCCTGATTGATTTCTTTTTTTCGCACTTACTCTTTGTCATTAGATAAGATCTTTGTCAACAGGGCCGAACTTATTCAGTTGTTCAAAGTATTCTGCGCAACACTTCCACCAATCGTCCCTTAAAGAGTCTAAGAATTTTCTACTGATTTTAAAAACCTGTGTACGCAGCGGTGTTGAAACAAGTATAGCTGCCTGATCGACTTTAAGGCCTAGCGTATTTTCAATACCAATATCATACGCAGCTAACTGTTTAATAGTTTTTTTAAATTTCATGTAGCCACCTAGTAGATCTCTCCACTCTTGCGAACCCTTTTCCAAAGTGTCAGGCCAACGTCTTGAGTAAGGTTTAACTGAAGTTTTTAAATCAGCAAGTACAAGCTTCCCTTTAACGTAACCGATTACATCTGGTGCCCCAGCAAAGCAATGACCTTCCTCATTAATTCCAAACACTCTAGCCACACCATCACCGCCAACAGTGAATTGATGTTCTTTTAAAAGAGGCCTTTCTGCCCATATGCAACTATCAAATTGATCTAGCACTGCTGGCATACCCGTCCAAAAATCTGCATACTCTTCTTTTATTTCTGGTTGTTTTATTCCATCAGCTAGGTAGTGTTCCATGGCAGCATGAATTGCTGTCCCTCTTTCTGCTGCTGCTTCTTTTACTCCAGGGTTTGCCTTACTCCACATCTCTAATTTCTTTTTATTAGCTTCGCTCGCAATCTCTGAAAGTATGGTAGTAACCGAAGGTGCCGGACCAAAGGGAGTAGTGTAGTGTCTTTTGCCATTGATAGTTATGCGACACTCCTTATTGTTTAGCGCCTCCATTTGATCCTTCTTCCATACCTTTTTGCAAGTCATCAATTCTTTATGTATTAAGAAAATAATATCATTCTATTTTTAGATTGTTACTAATTCGAATTTGTAATTGGCATCATGCCGCTTTAATTTATTACGGCTATACTTTTAATAGTTATAAAATTCTCATGGCTTTGGCGACTCAAGTTCAAATTCCCGTAGACACAGCAAACCAGGCGATGAGAGAAGCACTTGCATTTGCCGCACGGTCTGAAAATCCTGTATTGATCAGCGCAATTACTGACATCGTTGCAAAGATCGAGTCGCTTAAGTTCATGGATGCATTGTGTGATGACTTAGACCGTCACTTAAAGGTGCATAAATTTGAATGAAGATAAGAAAGCGGAAGCTGATGCAGAACGCTTCGCTAAGTATTTCAGAGAACTTGCTCGCTGGATGCCAGAGCCCCCCTCCGATTGGAGGGAAAAGGCTCTGCCTTCTAAGTATGATGCAATGTACGAAGCAAGGATTAAGGCAGAAGAGTCTTAATTTCTTAGCATCGATTTAATCTTCCAAGCTGCCAGGAACATTTCACCAACCAGCTCGGCAATATAGTTTTCAATGTCAGGAGCATCAATGCGCTCTGCTTGTTTCCTAATGCCTTTAAGGTTGACCGCAAAGTTCTCTAGGTTTGTATAATAAGTGAGCAGCATATTGCTGGGTTCATATGATTCCACATGCTTCACACCTTTTGATGCGGATTTCAAACCTTTCTCGCACATCGGAAGAAGGTAATCCATCGAACGTATGTACTCACCCACCCGATCAAATTGTTCTGCATGCGCTTCGTACTGCTTTTTCAGAAACTTATGCACACCCAAAAAATTTGAAGCCTCATAGTTTAGATGAATGAGGTGTGACTGAATACGCAGGTGGTCAAGCGTAGCACAAACACGAGTCAACTCTGATACAAACTTTGCTGTCTTATCATCTTTCTTATACTTAACTGTTGGTTGCACCTCTTGTGCAACAGCTTCTTTATTATTGTCTGCGAAGGGATCTGGGAACTGGGCCATCAGTAAGTGTTGAATCTACGTGCCATATTCTAGAATATATTTTCATTTAATATGTATCTAATAATTTAGAAGAACCCTAAGTATTTACCAGCCATAGGCACTGTCGCACTTGGCTGTGGCACCATTTCACTTTTCATTTCTTGAGGCATTTCCATAGCTTGTCTCCTGTCTTCATTAAACGCTGTAATGATTTGATCAAGATCGTTTCGACTATTCACATTTTTAATTCCAGCTTTGTCCGCATAGAACTGATAGTCTTGTGTATCAATACCTGCATTTCTTAGCGGAGCAAAGAATCTCGACCTTGGACCACCACCAAGCAAAGAAGCTACAAATAAATCTTCAGGATCTCTGCCGCTAGAACCTCCGCCCCTTCCGCTGTTATTTCCTTCGAAGTAATCGTAATCACTCCTTAAAAATTCACCCAGCGTCTTACCATCGAAAGTTGCACTATCCTCTGCTCCCGATATGTAATCTCCGTCACGCTCGAAAAGACCTAATACCATTTTTTTAATCGCTATTGTACTTCTATATTCTTTATTTTAAGTCATGTTGCCCTTGTTTACCTGAAGGGCATTAGAATGTTAGAGATAAAGTATATGGATTAAACTTATGCCACAAGGTCGTTATTATAATTCTGAATTAGTTAAAGATGTGTATGTAGTTAATCCTTTAACGGCAGCTATAAGCACATCTGGAACTACAAGCAGTGATGCTTTTGGCAGGCTAAGGGTTTCGAATCCTTATACTTTGTTTGAGTCTTCTCATCGCTATGTAGACAATGGCGAATGGGTTACGTCAACAGCAGCAGGAGGTTCTTCTGCCTTTAATGCAGATGCAGGCTTGCTTGACATGACAGTCACAACTGCATCAGGCTCACAAGTATTAAGAGAAACTAAAAAAGTATTTAATTATCAACCTGGAAAATCTCTGCTTGCTATTTTATCTTTTAATTTTGAAGAAGCTAAAAATAATCTTAGGCAGCGCATCGGATACTTTGGCGCTGAGAATGGTCTCTACTTGGAGCTCAACAGTACTAATGAACCTTCATTTGTTAAGAGAAGTTCTGTTACAGGATCTCTTGTCAATACGGAAGTATTAAAAACTGATTGGAATATTGATACCTTGGATGGCAACGGACCTTCAGGGATTACTTTAGATCTATCAAAGGTTCAAATTGTTTGGTTTGATTTTGAGTGGCTTGGTTCTGGTACAGTCCGATGCGGATTTGTAATAGATGGTGTATTCATTCATTGCCACTCATTCCAGCACGCAAATGTTAGTTCAGGAACTTACATTACTACAGCTAGCTTACCCTTGCGTGTTGAAATTACCAACACTGACACTACGGCTAGCAGTAGTACTTTAAAACAGATTTGTATGACAGTTATTTCAGAGGGAGGCTATGAAATAAGGGGTAACGCAGCAGAAGCAAAGTTACCAATCGGTTCTCCAAGAGATCTTACAGTTGCTTCAACAGTGTATCCTCTTATTTCATTACGTCTAAAGAGCACACGCCTCGACGGCATAGCAATCTTGGATTCATTAAATGTATTAGGTATTACTAACAATGCAAACTATTGTTGGGAAGTTGTACAAGGAGGCACGACTTCTGGAGGCACTTGGGTTACTAATAGTAGTTCTTCATTAGTTGAGTACAACATGACAGCAACAAGTTACAGCCTTGGTGCAGGCGAAGTGTTAACAGCAGGCTACGCAGCTGGTTCAAACCAAGGCTCCGCTGCTTCAGAACTGCACCGTGATAATTTATTTGAATTCCAGCTTGAACGCAACAGCTTCACCAGCACTCCTATAGAACTTATCCTCGTTGCATCTAGTGATACTGCAGGTGCAGATGTACTTGCTTCACTAGGATGGCAAGAAACAAATAGGTAAAGTCAAAGGGATACGCTAAGATAATAAAAAGTTATGCTGATCTTAAGGAGGTAGTAATGAATTTATTAAAACAATATAAAAAATTAGCAACCCTTAATGTTGAAGCAGAGCAATGTACGACCAGGGAGGAAGCGAAAAAGATTCTAAAGAAAGCTAAAAAAGTAAACCACAAAGTAGGATTCGACCGATGGAAGAGTACCAAGTAGAGAACTGGAAGAAGATCAAAGTAGCTCTTGAAGAAGCAGGTAAAACCGATTGTTTCTTTTATAAAAGGGCCGCACACATTTCAAAAAATGGCGCGGACATACCTGGCTTCGACCCTGAACTGATTAATCATCAAAGCCAGGAATAAAAGGACGGTGCGTGCCGTCGTTTAGTTCCTGATTTTCCCGGATGTATTTGTCAGCCGCTTCCATCCGCTCGAACCACTGGTCACGCATTGCCCTTCCAGCTTCGTTGAGACAGAAGTTTTGCCACAAACCTGTGTAGGTTGCATGCCTGGGATGGGAGGGATCCTCTCTACCATCACAGCGGTACATGTGTTCTAGAAAAACAACACGTTTGTTTTCTTCATTAACGTCCCAGTCAATTAGGGAATTGCCGACCATGCGTGGTTTACTCATTGCTCAAGCAGACGAAAATCTTTAGCACTGGTGGTGAAACAGGAAACATCATCCGGACGTAACTCTGCAATCAATGAATGTAAGTCATCTTCGACACTTTCTGTAAACTGTTTTAAGGTTTTTCCTTTAAAGGAATCATACTCAATCTCTAATTCAACATTGAAAGAGATGCAAGCAACTGCGCTGGACACTTTTGTTTGTGAAAGTCTTTTAACTTTATCATAAAAGCTTCTCCAAACTGTGTGCTTGATTCCCCTTATACTTCGCTATTTGTTCTTGAATAATGTTGTAGTAATTGATAGCTGCTCTGACCTGCTCGTCAGGCTCCATGCAAGCCGCTAGATTTTCATTAGAAACCATTGCACAAGTAAGTAAAGTCACGCCCAATTCAAATTTATCTCCAAGCACTGCCTGCAAAGGAGTACCATCTTGCGTGAATCTTGTAAGTAGATCGCAAAGTTGCGTAGCTTGCTCGTGATTCATTACAGTTAAATTAATTTAAAGAACATTACTTTTACAATAACAGAAATAGTCATAAGCATTCATTGCATTCACGTGAAATCTTTTGCTCATCATTAAACGTTTCTTTTTTTCTAGAAAATCTTCATACAAATTACAGTTGTATTCAGGAACAGAAGAGTCAATCGGATCCTTTAAAATAAGTATTTCCTGATCGACAACTTCTATTTGCATTTGAAAATCTTCAGCAGCATCTTTATGAGTGCGTGAAAGAAACTTAGCTTCCTGTTGAGAACTAGGAGCCTTTAGCTTCTCATAAAATGCTGCGTTTAAGTGTGGGTGCAGATGAGACCATCTACCTGATGGAACTGTGTCAACATGTGTCTTGTATTTTGGAGTGAGTGCTGAATGAAAAGTTGAGAGTGTCATTTAATCAGATGAAAAGAATTGGATCATCCACTTCTTCACAAACCTTAGCATGTGCCTTGAGCCCACTGCAGAGCACAAGAGCAAAAAGTGTAGCAGTCGTGACAAGACCTATAAGTGTCATAGAGCTTTTGAAAATAAAAAGATTCATTGAAAAGAAAGTGATTAAAATAATTTAAAACATATAAAAAGCATGTTCAGTGAACTGAAGTTTGAGCCAGCCACTAAGGATTTATTTTGGGAAGAAAAAATAAAGAGATCAATAGAGGCAATGGAAACAACAAGCGAGTTAAAAGAACTCGCGATCCTGCTCGCTAGGATCGCGACACAAAGAGCGGGAGTGATTAACGGACTTACAAAAGCACTAATGGACGCTGAGTTTGGTTCAAAGTGACGCGTCCTCTCCTGTGGGGTTCGATGCAGGAAGAGCTTTAGTCTCAGTTGGAACAGCAGGAAGAATTTCTACTCCTTCCTTGATTCCATACTGACCATTCAGCTTTGCTGCGATCATGTCGCAGTAGGCCTGAATGTATCCCTTGTACTTCTCCTGATCAGACCAAGTCTTTTCATAGTCCTCTTCTCTGATCATAAACTTATCAAGAGCTTCAGCTGCTTCATCAATGCTCTCAGCAAGAGGCATCTCGTAGCTTTCAATGCCACAGATCTCAACCCCACGCTCTCCTTCCATTGCACGCTCAAAAGAGCAGCTGAACACAGAGAGAGCATGAACTTGTTGAGAGAAAGTCGCGCTTACTTCTTCTTCATTCACACGGTTAAGGCAGGACTCTACAGCCCGGTCAAATTCTTTTGTCTTGTTAGAAAGATCAACACCATTGAGACCTTTGATTGATAAAACAAGAGGCTTGTTGTGTGCACGCTTGTTATCTTTTGTCAGTACATACACACAATACATTGTGCGTACAGTGTACTTACGTTTGTAATCACTTTCCTTTGCTGCATTCTCTTTGTCCTCGTCAAACAATTGTTTGGCGATGGGATGATCGAAAGTACCAATCATTTCTTTATTGCCAACTGTCTCTTGAATAATCAGAGGACTAACATGCAATCTTTGAAAGCGGATGGATGTAAAGTTAATACCTTTCTCTACGTTTTTGGCTGAGCCATGGCCGCCAAAGCTTTGCTCGTAATTAAAAATGACAGCACCTTTAGGATGCTCAGGGTATTCCATGTCTTTCTCAGACGCTGTCCATTCGCAATGCTGAAGGTCTTGCTCTTTCAGAAACCAGCCCATCCTCTTTGATTTATTTAGGGGCTGGAGAGTAGCAAGTGTTTGATACCCTGATTTATATTTAGCACTTGAGAAAATTTGGAAGTCTCTGGCTGAACGCTTTTTGATACTTGATGGCATGGGATTGTTCGTGATGGTACGTGATTAAAACAGGTGGAAGCACCTAGGCGATGCTCCCAACTCTGAAATGCTAGCCTTAAAAATGCTCGTTGTCATCGATTGCATTCACCTGAGCTGGCGGTGTCTGTTGTACAGTCCAACCATTCTCAGAGCTTTCTGGCCACAGAGATTTCGCAACGCTTCCATTAGAGATGTTTACTTTAGGTTTGATCTCAGGAGTTGCTCCCGGTTGTGGCCTAGGAGGAAGAGTCATTTTGGTCACAGAGATCTGAGTTGTCTGACGAGGTTCACCTGTAGTTTGGTCAACCCAACCTCTTGTAGATAGTCTGCCTAGGATTGTGAGACCTGATCCTTTACGGGTGAAGTCAGCCATGAGTCTTGCGATAGGCAACTTGTCATTGGCTCCATTGATTGCTACCAAATTAAACAGATCACTCTGCCCATCACCGGTACGAACTTGAAGTGTTTGGTTAACGATCAAGAGTCCATCACTTGTTCGCTTTACATTTTTAGGATCTGATTCATCGATGTCTTTAATACAACGTCCAGCCAAAAGGACATCATTGAAACGTGTAAAGCCATCACCAACAGGTTCAACTGAACCTGAGATAACAGAAAACTTTTTTGTTTCTAAGTCGTGACGTAGAGTACCGCGATTAACAAAGATTTTCATGCCAGCACGCGCACATTCTTGAAACATCTTTGCTCGTTCACCGACAACCACTAGTTCGAGCGGAGTGTCTATTCTGTTTTTCCCTGCTTGAGTAACGTTGGCCAAGCATTTAGATACAAACCAACTAGGATTACTGTTGTCAGGGAGAGGATCACCAATAAGAGTGACAGTGAGAGAGGAGAAGTTCATTGCGGTGAAAAAAGTTTGTTGAGAGCTGAGCAGACTTTATCGTTGCTCAATAGTTTAAGAGAGTCAGATAGACAGGTGTAAATACCCTCTGCATCATAAAAGATTAACAGCATTTGTTGAGCTTCATCATCACCAGTTTTATTTCCAGTTAACCCTTCTAGTATTTCTGTTCCCATATCCGACACCAGAAGTTCAACTAAATATTCAATTGCAGTTTTATATTGACCGGGCTGCATCAAGTAGATGAGGTCACAGATCAAGTCGTGGTTTGGATCCAAAACAGATTCCTCAGAAGGTTCGCGAATAAATGAAAACATTAGTGAGTCTCATACCAACATGATCCTAGTTTCGCATCACCTTCAATAGGAACTCTAAATTTAAAATCATTTCCTGATTCTATAAAAGACTTTAAAGATAATTCTTTAACTCTGTCAGCCACGCCTGGACGACATGAAAGCTGTACTTCATCATGAACAAAGGCATGTTGTTGCCAATCAATACCATAAACCAATCCTTGCGAATTTAAATTACGATGAATGTTAATCACAACTTGCTTCATCAGAACAGCACCAGCTGCTTGCAATAATACATTTAAAGATTTAAATTCAGATCTACAGAACAAAGGACGTTTGTCAAGACCAAGAAGAAACCCACGCCGTTCTAAATTTGAGCTGAGAGATTTTTTTAAAAGAGCTAGTGCTGGCACACCAGCCATGAAAGAATTGATTGCCTCTCTTCCAAGCTGCTTAATCTTTTCAGGGTCTGTTTCATTTGGGTCAACGATTGTACCTGCTTTGTAGTACCCAGCTCCATACAACACTGCGTAAAGAAGTCTTTTACTTATATCTCTTGTCGCCACACCAAACTTTTCTTGATTGAAACTATGTATATCTATATCATCATCACAAACTAATCTTCCATACTCACCTTGATCATAGATAGCTAAGTAACCAGCCAAGCATCTCAGTTCAAGTGCCTTAGCATCTACGCCGATAAGATCAAAACCATCAGGGGGTAAGAACAAGGAGCGACATTCTTTTCCAAAGGGCGAGTACCCAGCCGGAACTTGTGCCATGTTCGGAGACTTATGGCTAGCTCTACCAGTGATGCAGCCATTGGTAATGAGATCACCATGTATTAAATTATCATCTGTAACTAGCTTTAGCCATGCATTAGAACCCTCCTTAATTTGTCCCAGCCTTTTCTTGATGAGCATATATTCTGAGAGAAGTTTTGCCTCAGGATATATAAGTTTTTCTAATACTTCGTCATCAAGAACTGGGTTACCTTTCTCTGTTCTTGCAGTAGGTTCCCACCCATATTTTTCTTTAAGCCTTTCGCAAATCTGCTGACGGCTACCGGGATTAAACTCAATAACTTTTGGCCTCCACACCGTCTCTCCCTTTAAGTAACCTGTGTTCTTATTGTTTACCTTTGGTGTAAACCAATCACCCTCATCTTTTGAAGGGAAAGCCTCTCTAAGCTGGCCCTCTAATTCATCCTTCCGCTTTTCAAGTTCAGCCACCAAATCATTAGCCGCATCAACATCAAATCCAAAGCCAGATCTAATCTGTCTTTCAATACATCGAGCCAAGTCATGTTCCAGACGCAGCGCTCGTTCGTATTTACGGGGTTGATCACACAGCAGTTTGTATAACTTGAACGAGACACTGACATCTTGTAAACAATAATCAAGCATTTCTTGTGTGAAAGTCTCAAAGTTTTTGAAATCACCTTTGTAGTCTTTGAAGCGGTGGCCCCAGGCTTCCAGAGAAGCAGAGCCCATAAGACGGGAGGGAACATGATTGAAATCAACTTGATCTATTTCGTGAAGTTTTTCTTTAGGCCACAGCAATCTCACACAGACCAAGGTGTCAATTACTTCTTTAGTAGAGAAATCTATTGCACCCGGATGCAGCTTTTCTATTACAGGAATGTCATAGAAAATTATATTGTGACCAATGACAACATCAGCTGAATCCAGATGAACAAGAGCGTTGCTAATGCGGTCAGGCCTGTAACTAAAAGTCTGTCCTGAGTTGACATCTTTAATGACGATACAATGTATCTTGTTAACATCATTGTAAAATCCGTTTGTTTCTATGTCAAAAAGAAGAACTACTTTATCCGAACTTGGAGGCAGAGGAAACTTCGAAGTCGTGTGAAGAAAGGATGGAATCATTTTCTTTTAGCCAGTGTAAAATTTGAAGGGCAATGGTTTGTTGTGGGGCATTAAAAGCCCGAGCTACATCCGATGTACTGTTGATAGGAATGAGAACAAACTTTCCTGCATCTTGATCAGGCTTTATGCAATGAGTGATGCCGCTTATGTTTGTAGCTATTACGTAGCTCATGAGTTACTCCAGATAAATGCCTGCTGATAATCATCGACAAGAAGTTTCATGCCAAGAGTGTCATGAAGAACCTCTCTAATCAAACGACCCTTGCCGATAAGCTTTTGATCATAGGGGCTTTTAATATTATCGTCTACGATTACCAAGGAGCCATCTTCCAATAGTTCTTTTGCAACGAACAGTTCTTTGAGATGATGAGCAGCAGACTCATGGTCATGATTCCAATCATCAATATTAAAAGAATCTAAATAAAGAACTGATATTGGATAAGTTAAATTACTTAGATAATCAACGCTATCATTTTGAATCACTAAAGCACACTCTGTGCTTTTACGAGCCAGCTCACAAGCAGCGGGATCGATATCAATAGACAACAGTATGCCTGAGTGATACTTAATAAAAGCATCAAAGAGAAGAGTGGAGCAACCGTCGCCTTCATAGTTATTCACCTCACGATATGTACCTGTCTCAACGATACAGAGATGATCTTGCAAATGTTCTTTGATGTATTCAAATATTTTCTCAAAGCCATCAGCCCTGGCACGAAGCCTAGGCTTTACGAGTGCAAAGAATTCATCCCAAGTTGTGTGGTCTCCTTGCAGTGGTTCAGGCGTACGCACATTGGGGGAGCGATTTGAGTTGGGTTGGATCTTGAGAACTGACATTGTGTTGGTGATCAACGAAATAAATTTAGCCCTGATGAAAAATAAAGCAATAGATTTGTTGGATTCAGAACCGATATAATTGAAGAACGTTCACCGGTTCACACCGGCGCACTTCTTCAGGCAGGGAACGGGGCCTGAGATTTGACGAGGAACTGACCATGGAAAAACTTTGCTACAGGGGAATCAGCTACAAGCGTTCTCCTATTGAGCTTCGCTATCTTTTGAATCTTCGCTATCGAATAGATAAGCTCGAACAAGATCTAAACCGATGCAAGCCAACAGCTCATTCTGAAGAGCGAGCTGCTGCTTGATTGCATCAAGCTCTTCATGAATGTCTTGATGATGAAACCGAAGAGGCTTCTGAATTAATTTCTGAAGCCTTTTCTTTTTAGACATTTGTAAATGATTGATACCTTACAATCTTATCTACAAATTCAGGTTTAATCGAAACTTTTTCTGATATACGTTTGATGCTATATCCATTTCTTTTTAGCCTACGAATATTTTTTATAGCGTCTTCATCTATATGAGAAGAGCCAGGTATGAAACCGTATCTGTTTTTTCTGCACTCTTCACGTAAGGCATACCTCTCAACTGTTTTAAATTTAACATCACAGGTTAAGCACCTGCAGTAACGCGCAGTGAAAGAATCTTTATGTTGTGTGCAGGTGACTTTTGTTTTTTTAGCATTGCAAACAGGACATTTCATTTGTTAGAAATAGATAGTGGCTTTAAATAAAAGGTACGTTTCATATCGCGTGGCATGTTTTTATACTTAGGGGGATGAACAACACGTTCCTTTAAAGGATCAATATTCATCTCTGGACTTTGTTTAGTCCACCATTTTCCTTCACACCAAGCACAGTTTCTGAAGCGGAGAATGAAACCATCCTCTGTATAAACTGTGTCCTTAACGTAAGAAGATCCTGGACCTTCTCTTTTACAATCAGGGCAAGCTGGAGCGGGATAGAATTTTCTTTGGGGCATTAGTATTTGAATTTAAGGTAGGTTACTAGTTCTTTAATCTTTCCTAGTACATACTCATAGCGTTTCCACTTCTCATAAGTTTCTTCATCCAATTCATATTTGGATTCTTTAAACTTACAAAGGTCACAAACATAACGTCTGCGAGTAGCAGTGGAAGTTTTATCAGTGCATGTAATTCGGTAAGACTTTTGTCTACAGTTAGGACATTGGGCAAGCTTGAGCTTGATGGTATCTTTCATGCACCAATAGATTCAACCTGGGATGCGATCATTAAATCTTTATCTTCCTCTAGATGTAAGCGACTGGCTAACACCAAATCTACTCTTCCGTTATCATCCCATCTAACTTTACAGTGAGGATGGTATGAACCTCTCTTATTTTTAATAGTAATTATTTCTAGAATTTCTCCGTGCATTATCTTAGGTAGCTTTCTTTTCTGCATGCTAATTTGAGTGCCTATCAAAGTCATGTTTGATTTTTTCACAACTCTTTGACCAGGTTGCAAACGACTGTAAGGCTGTTTCTTTCTTGGCATTGGATTGAATTGATGTAAGGGATTAGAAAATAGCTTGAAGGAGAGTGATTGCTTTGACCTCTCCATAAGTAAGAGAGAATTTTTCTTTCCCCCCTCGACTTTCTACATAGAAGTCAAGACCTTCTCCGTTTGCCCACTCAGTAGCTTCGATATAGTCAGGTCGTGATGCAAGATGGCAAAGACCATCTAGACTGACTGACTTTGCTACCCGTTTTGATTCAGTGAGTTCCATGATTGTTTCGTTTGGTTGGTAGGAGCGGAGGGACTTGAACCCACATAAGCTTTAAAGCTCGACGGATTTTAAGTCCGTTCTGTCTACCAATTCCAGCACGCTCCCTACTGATTTGAACATTGAAAAGATAACTTGCATTCGATTAAGTGTCTCGCAATGTTCAGGAGATCATGACATTCAAACTAATTCTTTATATTTATTTAACACTTGCACACATCAAACTACACAAAAAAAATCCCTGCCGAAGCAGGGATCATTTCACACCTCCCTTAGATGTTTACATAAGGTTACTTGCCATTGCATGTAGTTTACCCCTTCTCTTTTTACCTTGATCAAGTTTCTCTCCTCCATTCTCTGGAGCTGCCCCAGATATCTCTTCTGACTTGACGCATGCCTTGGAAGGAAACAAGGGGCCTGTGGGTATTTTTTGTAATGGTGGCGGACATACCTCAGTAGATTTCTCTGCATCGGCGTTAGTCTTAACCGCGTTGCTCCTGTCAATGGCATCTTCGATTCGGTTGCGTAGAGATACAAGTCCATCAATTCTTTGCCTATATATGGAAATGTTTTTTGATGTTTCTCTTATGTACTCAATCTTTTGAGCTTTACTAAATCCATCAGTCAGTACATCGATGAAGTGGTTGTTGAGTGCAATTTCGTCATTGATTAATTCTTTGAAATCAAAAAGAGATAAAGGTCTATCTTTAGAGTGCAGGGCTTTGAACATTGTGTCGTGAGTTGTTTGCATGATGAAGATGGTTTTGTGGGATAGGAACGTGGGCTAGTCCCATAAAATTGTGGGACTATGGCACAGGGTTATGGGTGACCCTGTGCTTGGGTGGCTTGTGTCTCCTGCTCAGCTTCCTCTTGCTCCATGCGACGGTTATACATGTACTGAATTTGAGAAAGCAGTTGCTCTTCATTGTCCGGCCCAGCCTGTGGGTGACGACCGACGCCGGGACCGCCGAGCTTCATGAGCTCCCTGATCTCTTTTGTGAGACGGGGCAGTGATTTGGCATCGCTTTCGGTTGAAGCATCAAGGACTGATTGGAACAAGATGTTGATCAGGACATCACGCATCTCCATAACTGGAGGCGTTGCCTTGACTCCACCCTCGTCTTTGCTTGCCCTCTCATTGTTGGCGATAGCGATGTCTCTGAAGGCACTGCTCCGGCAGATTGAGAAACGCTTCTGCATCTGCAGTGCGATTGCATAAGAAGGCACGTTGAGATCAAGCATGCGCTTGGCGAAAGCGATGTGCTCATCGCGCTCTGCATTAGTACGGCGGTTCTTTGTGTTGGTCTTTGTCTCGTTCTTGTTGGTCATGATCAGAGGTTGAAGTGGATTCGAATTTAAAGCAGGGGCCTGGATAGACTACTGTGATTCCTATTTCAATGCGAGTTATCCATGCTGTATGGGTAGCTCGTAGGAGAATCCAGTCGTCATTCAGCCAGTCATACAAAGACTGAACAGAGCTAAAGGTTACTGTCACTGGCTTTGAGAGCTGGGGCGACAGTTCGATTATGTAGTTGAGGGTACATCCCTCTCCGCTGAATCGGAGATCTGCTCTGGTGGCAGGAGTCCGTGGTCTATCCATTCGCCTTCGGGGATGAGGTTGTCTGGGTTGTTAGGATCTGGGGCCATCCATCCTTCTTCATCAAGCTCCCACCCTGATTCCTCTCTAAGTTTGAAGATCCGATCCTGTTCAAGGATGGCAGCTTCTACTTTGTCGAGGTGGTCATACCAGTTCGGGTGGAGCTCCATCATCTGGAGGTTCCATCTGGCTGTGTAGTTGTCAGTCATAAGTCAATGTAGATGTCGTTTGATTGATCTTCAGTTTGTTCTTTGCTTGCAATGGACACCGGCTCTAAGTAACCGTTCTCACCTAGAACATAGATGTATTCATCCATGCAATCTTCAGGTTCTCTTAACAATTCGTTTGGGTTCATGTTCATCGGGGTGGGTTGAATGTACTGAGGGATTGTAACAAGGTTGTGTGTATAAAAACCGATTACACCTATAAATTATCTTGGTACTAAAGAAACGTACACAAGGGGGGTTAACGTATGTTTTGGTTGTGGATAAGTGTGACCGTGGTAAGTGTAATCGAATTTTGTGCAGGATTGTTGTTTGTCCTGGTGCAATCAATGACTGGTGCATGGTTAGTCCAGTGGGTTAGCTAAGGGTTAGTTCACGTAGTCATATACAGATCATCACCTTCGTCATCGCATCGCCAGTCGATCTCTTGCCCTACGAGATAGCTCAACAGCTCTGCATGTTCGTTCTTGAGCGGTGGGTGCTCGCCATCTAGTGGTACCTCGAAGCCGCCTGAGCATTGCCCTGGCCGCCACTCCGCTGGATCAAGCAGACTCGTCCGTACCTTGTAGACATCTTCAAGGATTGCAGTGGCGATGTAATGCGTGGTCCCTTCTTTGTCGATGAGATCAACGTCGACTGAGATGATCTCAATGATCTTGTTCGTGATTGTCATAAGTCTTGTGGTGTTGTTACTGAGATGAGTTCTCAATAGTGTTGGGTGTGCATGTTTTCCGATTACAGCTTAGCTGAGATCCCTTGCGGTGTCTCATAATCGGAAATTAAATGACGCAAAAAAACCGATTACACCCCTTCGCAAATCCCCCTATAGAAAAACGTACACTAGGGGAGTTAATGTACAGAACATTAGTCTCAAAAAAGATTAATGAGATTGTCTTGATTGGATCAGATGAGACTCAGCTTCTGTACATAAGACCCTCTTGTGTACGTTTTCTCTATAGCTAAATAAATCAAGGGTGTAATCGGTATTTGTGCACTGATTTTCTCGATTGTTACAGCAAAAATCCCTGAGATGCATTGGCACCACAGGGATTCACTCAAGTGCATTAAGTTCAAATACAGCTTCGCCTTGCTCGCGTGGTATCATCTCGCCCCTCTTGATTCCTTATTGCATCTCCCCTGTTCCTTGCTACCTTTCCGTAGCTCCACTCAGCTCGTGCTCATCACACCAGCCCAGCCAGACTCAGCCATGAATCCTCATGGTCTGGTTCAACGGTATCTCCATCAGGCGTGGGACAGACACTGTCCATCGTCCACTCCTGAAAGGCAGCCAGTGATGGCACCTGATACCAATTGCCGTTCCACCAGAGCTTTAGGACACCCTTGAAGGCTGCAACGTCTCCATTCATACGCTGAAGTTTGCCGTCGATCATTGTCCGCTTTCTGCCGTTGACAGTCTTGGTGCATCTGACCATGCCATCTTTGGATCGGAACACGGTCTTGTTCAGGGGAAGCTGCTCTTCTAAGGAGCGTTCGTAATCGATGTCAATCATTGTTGAGTTCCTTCTTAAGTTGCTTGAGAGTAATAGGAGCACCGTCGAGTCGCAGCTTGCAGATCAGGCGGTTAAAAGGGAAGCCAATGGGACTATCCATCTTTGTATATGTCAGCTCAATGCTGATGACATGCTCACCAAAGAGAATCGAATGAGTCACTGGATCAGCATGACAGGTTGATCCCTTTTCACCTAGCTTCATTCTGTACTCATCTTTATACTGCTCGATCAAACTTAAGACTTGATCTTTGGTGCTGGCTGAAATGTCCATGGTGTTGTTGTTCATTTGTTTGATGACTTGAAAGTTGTTCTTTGGTCTTGAAGCTTTCACACGTTTGATCCTGTGAGAGTTTAAGGCTCTCACCCTAATCATTTGTCGTTCAAGATCTTTCTGAAGATGCTTGCTGATCATGTTCATGAGTCAATTAATCTGTCTTTGATTTGATCAATTTGGTCATAGATGTTTGTGTAATCGAGTTGGCTCTTTACTTGATAAGCAAGTAATTCCATTTGGTCTTCAGTTAATGACGTTGTGTCTCGGAGATAGATCTTGATTTCGTGTTCAGTCATGAGTCATTCCTGGTAACATTCGGACGAGGTTTGGGAAGCAAAGGCCCAGTAGGGGTGTGTTTACTTTTGGTCTGTTGCTTAGCTTCCCCTTCCGCGTCAGCTGAGAAGTCGCGGACAATTTTGCCCAGCAAATAAAGGCAGGAGCATAAGACACCTAAGAGAAACCCACCCCCTGGAACGAGGATAAAACAGCCCGCCATAATTATGGTGGGCATCCAGTCAAACCCTTTAGATTTAGTCATTGAATTCAGTGATTGTTCCTTTGGATTTAATCTTGATCACACGACGTGCATCAAATGAACGCCATGCTTGCTTGGTGTTATCACGAACACGGAAGATGTTCGCGTCAACTTTACTGGTGTCTCCAGTGCCCTTGATGTCATTCACATCCTTAGGATTGAATGTCATCTGACGTTCACTGCCATCCTTCTTAATAAACGTGACAGAAACATAGCTAGAGCCAGCTTCATCAATAAGAGACTTGATGCGTTCGCTTCTGTTCATTTGTTCAACCCTTGCATGCAGAATTTGACAGTACCCATGAAAGAACGGACAGATGCAATCTGATCCGCTGGTCCATAACAGGTAGTTTCAACCTGTTTATTAATCTCTTTCTGGGCTGCGATTGTTAATAATGTTCCAATACCTACACCAGCAATAACTGATAAGAAATAGTGGTAAAATTGCATTGATCTTGTGGGATAGTCTTCGTCACGATACGTGTCGAGCGTGAGAAATTTGTTCTTGCCGAGGCGAAATGAATTGATCATGGTTTGAGTTGATGTATGTTTGAGACTTCAGTGGTGATGAAGCCTTGTTGCTTGAATGCCAGGGGAATTGGCGAAACAATCCCCCAAACCTGGGACTTACGCCGTAGAGAATCATGGCGCGAAAGCACCACACAGTCACGCCACGATGCTGCCCAGATAACAGTGATCAGACCATGGAAAGGTACTGACCTGTCATCCTTGCCTTAGAGACCTTACGTTTGATGCCAGTGATGGCACGAAGGTCTCCGCTTGATTGAATCATTAATGACTCATTGGAAGTATACAAAGGATGAACAGCAGGCGCAAGGTTAGTGGTTGGTTCGTATCGATATACGAACAAAGACTCTATCTTATTTCTGTATCGTTTACGGTTTGCATATAAATGCACACAAACTGTGATTAATAAAGCGATGCCAGAAATAACGTGATGATGTAAGTGTTGCCGGTAGAACTTACCTGTTTCATAGCCTAAATCGTAGCCAGTTTGGATCAGAATTGACAGCACATTAAGTGCTCGAAGGATGTTGTGATTGTGCATTGGATTGTTGAAAAGAATAGTGGCAGACTCATCAGCCAGGGGATGCCAACCCCTAGGACCATCCCCGAAGGGATGGTTTCGTCGAGATCAATTGAACAGCAGCTCAGAAAGCTCGTGCACATCTTGACTGACATAAGAGACCAACTTACCAGCCGTGCCATGAGCAGGGATGAAAATATCAGTCTTTGAACCATCACATAGAGTGCAAGATTGACACTTAGCTTGTGAGTTTGGAACCTCAGTCGGACATAGCTTGCCGATGTTAGCTACATCGGTATCACCCTTGTTGACAACCGAGAAACACTTCCACCCCTTAGAAGAGGCCTCTAGATAATCTCCGAATGAATCACATGATGCCTGGAATATACCAATGAAAGTATCAGCAAATGCATGTCTCCATTGATGAGTGTATCCAGTGTGACCCTCAGCTTTCTCATTGAAAGACTTCACAATAGAAGGGTCAATCACAGAAGGATCCCCATATGCACCCCACCTAATATGGCGGCCCGATAGTAACCGGGGGACATTAAAGCAATTGTTAATGCCAGGATACAAACCCTTCTTGTAAGCACGCCAGATAGATAATGGCGCTTGACCTGGATTCACATAGCAAGTTCTATGTAACTTGCCATCAGAATGTAGTCGCAAACGATGTGGACAATCTCCACATATAGTTTGATCTAAGCCTGACTTAATTGCATCAACAGGATTAACATCCTCATGCAATATCCAGACCTGGATCATATTGCCCGTCTTCTTATTAGAAGACTTCATTGTCATGATTACAACGAAAGGTTCACCATTGATAGGTGAAAGTCCCCGCTGTAAAACATAGCCGTTACTTGACATGTTCGTAGTGGTGATTGAACAAATGGCAGGCTCATCAGTCCGGGCATGCCAAGCCCGGAGACTATCCCCCGTAGGAGATAGTTTCGCCATTAACCCTTGTATAAAAACCCTCCAAACATATCGCATTGCTGCGGATTGCTTGTGAGATGTTCTAGATCGTAACGTTTACCCTTAGCAGGCGATTGCCAGGAAGCAGGCTTATAAACTGCCCCCTCTTTATCGATGAAACAGAATACACTACGCTGTGAATTGCGGTCATCAATTTTAATAAGTTTGAAATACTTTCTACCCTTAGTGTAAGAAAGCACATCAGAACAAAAGCCATGTTTTTCTGACCATTGATTAGTCAGAGTTTCACATAGAGTTTCAATTGATTGTTCAATGTTCATAGTGTTTGCCATGGTTGAGCTTCCTGAATTTCAGTGGAATAGTATTTGCGAAGGATTGAATTAATGACGGGATACCATGGCTCATTAGATGAAGGGTACCCACATTCCTCAGCCTGACGAAGGAAATGCAGGATGCAAGTTTCCTCATTAGGGGTTAATTCAACCCTATTCAGTGAATAGGTCATGTTCATAGTGGTGATAGAACAAGAATGGCAACATGACTGCTGCCAATAACTGCCGGAGGGATTGCACACTCCGGACCCGCTTGA